AATATCTTAGGAGAAAAGTTAAATAAAGCTCTTAAAGTAGCTAAGAATATAGATTTCGACGCTATGTTAATGTTAGGCAGCGACGATACTTTAAACGCTGAGGTTTTAGACTTCTATATCGAATCATTTAACAAGGGTTATAAGTTCGTAGGGTTTTTAGATTGTTATTTTTACGACTTAGAAAAACGTAATATGATTAAATGGAACGGCTATAGAGGACATAGACAAGGAGAACCTATAGGAGCTTGGCGTTGTTTTAGAAGAGATTTAATAGAAGAGCTTAACTACGAGCTTTGGGCGAATCAGCATCACTCTATCGATTATACGATGTGGGAGAAGATTAAAAAACGTCCTGACTTACTTAAGGTTAAATTATCAGGTAATCAGTTTATTTGTGACTTAAAAACATCCGAAAATGTAACTAAATTTCGTAAATTCGATAACTCGGTAATAGTTAATCCTTTGGAAGGCTTAAACTTATTAGAAGCAAACTTTAAAAACAAGATATTAAACTATGGAAAATAACATTCACGAAACAGCTATAATAAGCGAAAACGTAGTAATAGGTAAAGGTAATACTATTGGACCTTACTCGGTTATCCACGACGGAGTAACAATAGGAGATAACAACGAAATAGGTAGTTTTGTAGTTATCGGAGGTAGAGGAGAGATTAGAAAAGCTAACGAGTTTAAAGGTAGGATTTATATAGGAGATGATAATCTAATTAATCATCACGTAACGATAGACAAGTCTATTGAAGGGGTTACCTATATAGGAGACAAATGTTTTATAATGACTAAGGCTCATTTAGGACACGATGTTAAAATATATGACAGTGTAACCATATCTTCTGGCGCTAATATCGGAGGTCACGTTTTTATAGATGATAACGCCAACGTAGGTCTAAACGCGGAGATACATCAAAGACTAAAAATAGGTCAGGGTGCTATGATTGGTATGGGTAGTTCCATTACTAAAGACGTTTACCCTTTTATTAAAATAGTAGGAGTTAATAGAATAATCGGTTATAACGATAAGAAGATTAAAGAGCTTGACTTATCTATGATAGAGGTTAGAAAACTAGGTAGAGAGTTCGGAGAATGAAGTTAGCAGCTTGTTATACAGTATTTAACGGAGTAGAGTTATTAGAACACGCTATTAACTCGGTTAAAGACCACGTAGACGAAATAATAATATCTTTTCAGACCGTAAGTAACTACGGTAACGAGTGTAAGGATATTTTAGACTTTATGGATAGGTTTCCTGACTATAATTACTTTTCTTACGAACCAGATTTAAAAGTAGATTCTAAGACTAACGAAAAGAGAAAACATCAGCAGTTAATAGAATACGCTAGAAGTTTAAATTGTACTCACTTTTTCCTATCTGCTACAGACCATTTCTATAAAGAAGACGAGATATTATACGCTATAAATGTAGTCTTAACTACTGGAGTGAAAACTACCTATTCTAAAATGATAACCTACTTTAAAGAGCCTACTTTAATGTTAGAGCCTTTAGAAGAGTATTATATGCCGTTTATATGTAGTACTTCGGTTAATATCGGTAATATATCGCCAGTTTTAGTAGACCCTGCGTGTAGCTTTAGACCTTTTGCACCTTTTCACGTATTTAAAGAAGAGGAGGTTTTAATGCACCATTTCTCGTGGATTAGAAAGGATATTAGAAATAAGTTAGAGAACGCAGCAGCTAAAGTAAATTGGTTAGATAAGATAGAAGAGTTTATAGATAAGTATAATAACTTTAAGCTAGGTGATAGATTTCCTTACTACCCTAAACACAAAATAGTAGAGACAGAGGATATATTTAATTTACGTAATATCGAATTATAGAATAAAAAATTATTTTTAATAAAATATGGAAGAGAACAAAGCAAGTAATATTTTTTTCGTAAACCTTACGACTAAAAGCGTAACTCCGGACGTAGATATAAGAAAGAATAAGAAGAAGGATTACATTTACTTCGGTAAGGATAATCTTTTCCCAGATTATTTAATCGACTTAGCGGATAACTGTTCTATTCATAGAGCTTTAATAGAGACTAAATCTAAGTTCATCTCAGGAGAAGGTTTTTACTTCGAAGGAGAAGATAACCAAATAGCTCAAGCAGAAAGGTTTTTAGAAGGGTTAGATAAAGACTTTTTAAGAAGGACAGCTATAGATATGGCTTATTTTAACGGTTTTTATTGGCAATCTAAATTTGAGAGAAGCGGTAAGGTAGCTTATTTAAGAAATGTAGACTTTTCTTATGTTAGAAGCGGTAAAATGAACGAAAACGGAGAAGTAGATAAGTATTACTTTTCTCCAGATTGGAAATTTGCTACTAAAAGAAATTCTTTTAAGCCAGAGGACGAAATTTATAAGCCGAAGCCTATTGCGTCTTGGCAATCTTCGGATAGAATGTTAGTTAGAGAAAGAGGGGAATTAGTTAACGGAATGTGTTATTCTCCGGGTAAGTTATTTTATGCAGAGCCTTCTTACTTAGGCGCTTTAAATTACATCGAGATATCTAATCAGATAGCTGAATTTCATAAGAATAATTTAGATAATGGAATGGTAGGATCTATGCATATCCATTTATTCGAGGACTTAAGCGACGGAGAAAAGAGAAGAAAGGTAGAGAAGTCTATTAATAATAAGTTTAGCGGTTCTGAGAACGCTGGTAAAGTAGTAGTAACTTGGTCTACGAATCCGGATATGAAGACTATGGTAGAATCTATTCCGGTAAACGACTCTCACGAAATGTTTACTCTACTTAACGGAAAAGTATCTGAAGAGATTATAATGGCTCATCGTACTCCTATGGCTTTAGCAGGTATTAAAGTAGCTACCGGTTTACAATCGGAGGATAGTTTAACCCGTGCTAATATGGAGTACTATCAGAATACGGTAATTAGACCTTCTCAGGCAGTTATAGAAGAGAATTTAGATAAAGTATTAGAGCGTAACGGTATCAACGTTAAATCTAAGATTAAACCTCTTAAGCCTATTGATATTTTAGGTTCTGAGGAGTTAATGAGTAGAGTAATGACTATTAACGAGATTAGGACAAGTGTTTTAGGTATCGAGGCTTTAGAAGAAGGAGGAGACGAATTTTTAAACGATAATAATAACGAGTTAGATTAATGGCTTTAGATTTAGGTATATTTTTAGAAGGCGCTCAGAGTACTTTTAAGGTAAAGGTATCAGAGAACGACCAACAAGCTCAATACTTAATAGATAAGCTTGTAAGTTCAGACGGTTCGGTAACTATTACGGAGACTAACGACGGAGGGGTAGAAACTATTAATTTAACCGCTTCGGGTGGTGGTGGTATATCTTCTCCTTTAACTACTAAAGGCGATTTATTTACTTACGACACAGGTAATCAAAGATTAGGAGTAGGTACAGACGGTCAGGTTTTATTAGCTGACTCCGCAGAGGTTACTGGTTTAAGATGGGGTACTGTTTCTGCTGACAATATGGCTACTGCTGATTTAACCTTAACGGGTGATAGGAGTCACGATTTCAACGGTAACGATTTAATATTTCAGACAGGCCAGAATAATAGATTTAGAATTTGGAACGGAATAGGAAATATTAACAACGGTTTAGCTTTTTGGGATGCGGGGTCGGCTTATATGAATACGTCTTTTTATACTTGGAATTTATTAGCTAACAATGGAACAAGGTCAGCTGTTAGATTTCTATTTAACGGGGAAACCTCTTTCGGTTATGATGTTAGATTTAGTAGCTCAAGCGGAAACTATCCAGCAGCAAATACGAGAGTACACATTACGGGTGGAACAGCCACAAGTTCATCAACAGCTTTATTAGTAGAAAACAGCTCCGCAACTCAATTACTTAAAATTGATGATTCAGGAGGTTTTGCTTTGGGTAAAAATGCTAATTATGAACCTGACCCAAGTTGTGTAACTATTGGGCAAGACGCTAACACTAATAGAAGTGGTGGAGGTTCAGGTGCAGTAGCTATTGGAGATGCGGCTACAGCTATTGGTGTAGGTTCAGCAGGTAGCAATATTGCAATAGGTAAATCATCGAAATCTATTGGTGAGAACACAATAGCAATAGGTTTTCAAGCGGGTAACAGCGTTACTTCTGGAGGTAATTCTGCAATATTAATAGGTAATAATACAGCTACGGGTGTAACGACATTAGGAACAGAAACTATATTAATAGGTGACGGTGCAACGGGGACTACTATACAAGGTTTAGGTATAGGTACTGACGTAACGG